CGTTCGCCCCAATCGAAGACCAGCTTCACGCGCCACAGCGAGCGGTTGCAGACGGAGCGTGCCCAGCCGCGGCCCTGGCCGCGCTTGTGCAGCCGCTCCCGTTCCTCGGCCGGGCGCCATGCGCCGGTGACCATCTTGGTGAGGACCTGGTCGAGCTCGGGCCCGCCGAACTCCCTGGCCGGCGTGCTGCCGTACAGCTCGACCAGGGGGGCCAGGCTGAAGGAAAAGTTCTCGAGCTCGGGCTTGGGGCTGCCGTCGGCGCGCGTATAGAGCTCCAGGGCCCCGCGGCTGAGGAAGTGGGTCACGAGCAGCCGGACGGTCAGCGCGCGGGCTGGCACGCCGACCGGGGCGGCGGGAAGGCCCCTGGCGCGGGCCTGGGCGGCGTCGTGCCAGGCAGCCAGGTAGCGGCGGTATTTCCCCCAGCTCTCGGGGGAGCCGTGCACGCCGAGGTAGACGGGCTGGCCGTCGATCTTGATGCGTGCCTGACCGCTGGAATGCGGCCGGGCCGGATAGGGAGGGAAGCTCTTCCCGCATTTGCGTCCGCGCATGGCAAGGTCCTCCACGGCCGATATCTGGGACAGTCCTGTCCCGAATATCGGCACTTTTCGACCTGCCCCGTCACCGAGGGCGCCACGCAAACCGCGGTAAGTCTTGGAGTTTGGAAAGCGGGCGATGGGATTCGAACCCACGACGTCCAGCTTGGGAAGCTCGAAGGAGCTTTCGGCACGTTGGCACGACGAGCGCGCTACCCCGCACCTGGCAAGGGTTTGCGGCTGCGTCAGCCTGGGATCGGCTTTCGCAAGCAGACCAAAAAACGCCGATTCTAACGCGATTTCCGGGTCAGTTGGGACAGGTCAGGGGCAGTTTCAGGGGCCAAAAAAAAGGCCGGCCTGGCGACGACCAGGCCGGCCCGAGGGTTCAGGTTGCTAGGTCGCGGCGGCGGGTTGCTTGCTGGCTTTGACCGGCTTCAGGTCGTAGCGCTTGACGCCGGCCATGCCCCAGACCTTGTTCTTGCCGCGGGCGAAGTTGTCCACGATCTCGAAGACCGCGCCGCTGAGCGGGTGCGTGATGCGGCGGCTGCCGCCGTCACGCTTGGTCGCCAGCAGGATCTGCGCCAGCAGCTCGTCGGCGAGCTCGTAGTGCTGCTTGCCCTGCTCCAAATGCGCCTGCCGCGCGACCAACATCTCCTCGCGGCTCGAGCCTTCGTTGCCGGGTACCGGCGCGGCCGGGGCCCGGGTCTTGGTTTTTGGCATGACGGTCCTTTCAGTGGGCATGTTGTTGCTACATGATTGACACGGGCGACGACTACCGTTACCTGGGGCGTGACAAGCGCGAGCGGGAACGCATCAGCCGCAAGGCGCGAACCTGGGTGCCTCTCACAGCAGAACGGTTTCTTCTTGCGCGCGGCGGTCGGCGATCGCCAGGGCCGCGGCCTCCTCGTAGGTGCGGCCGGCCTTCACCCAGAGGTTGGGGCCCTGCCGCGGGCGGCTCAGGATCGCGAAGCCGTGCTCACGCAACAGACGGTCACGGATGCACAGCGCGCGCGTCTCGGCGAAGGCGTGCTCGTGGGAGATGCCCTCGTCGTATTTGGGGCCGAAGTGGTTCATGTGCGATGGAGGTGAGCCGTGGGCAGCACCGGCGGCGAGGGTCGATACTCCGGCTCGCCGGCGTTAAACAGGGGCAGGCGGGCCGCGGCCCGGGCCGTCATCAGCTTGATCTTGGCCGCGGTGCCGGGGTTGGGAATGGCGCCGACCTCCTGCGCGCGCAGCCAGCGGCGATGACAGCGCAGACAGCGGCCGGAATACAGCCGGGCGATGATCCAGCCGGAGCAATCCGAGCAGTTCAGGTTGCGGTGGTAGCGGCGCATGGTGCTCACTGATCAGCAGCTGGACATACACATTTGGCGTCGCCGCAGGAACAGGGCAGCTCCTGCGGGAAGACCAGGTGGCCGTACAGGGCGCCCAGGGCGAACACCAGGGACAGCGTCGCCGCCGTCAACAGCAGGAACGTCGCCCGCGGGTAGCGGCGCGAGAGCTCGAGCGTGTGCCGGCTGATGGTTTGCCGGCCGGTGGATGCCAGCCAGATGTCCAGCATGATGGCCGCGGCGGCACCCAGGAACAGCGTAAGGGCCGCCGCGGCAAGGATCCAGGCGGTGGCGGTCATGGACGTGCTCCAATCTCGGCCAGGGCCAGCTTGGCCTGGGCGATGTGCCAGTCCTCGATGGCCAGCCGCATCTCCAGCTCGGCATCCTGGACGAAGGCCTCGTTGACCAGCGTGCTCTGCGACGTGTCGCGCAGGTCGCGCACGCGATTGAAGACGGCGGCCAGGTGTTCCTTGTTCAGCCGGGCCTTTTCGAGCCGGGCCTCGGCGATCATCAGCCGCTGATCGTATTTGGCGGACATGGGGACTCCTCATTGTCGAATGCGATCGTGTACGCCTTGCTCACTCCAAAAAGGGGCGGAAGTGCCGGGCGACGGCTTGCCCGGCGGCGAAGCCGTAGAGCAGCGGCCGCGGCAGCGGTCCCGCCGGCGATGCCGCGGCGTGCACGCAGTTGCTGCCGCCGCGGCGCAGGGCGTCGAGCTCGGCGTAGAGCACCTGGCCGCCGGCCAGCCGCGCGGCTTGCTGCCGCGCGGCATCGAAAAGGGCGGACCGGGCGCGGTAAGGGCCCCAGCGCTTGACGCGGGCGCCGAGCTGCCGGGCATAGGCCAGCGTCGCGGCGTGCGTCCAGTTGACGCCGGGCTGCGGGTGGGTGAGCAGCCGCGTGTTGCCCGCCGGCATCCAGGAGATGCACACCGACTCACCGCCGCGGCTGAACACCGCCCAGGTGTGCGCCTTGGCCGGCAGCCGGCCGGGCGTCTGGTAACTGTAGACGGTCACCGTGCAGGGCTGCGCCAGCGCGGCGACAGTAAGAAGGGCAAGCATTGTCAGGTGCTCTCCTCTCTGGCCTCAGCGCGGCATGCCGGCGCATTTGTGAACACAAGCATTGCCAGGTTCCACCCGACGTTGAAAACGGCAAGAACCATAATCACGGGCGCCTGCTCTTTGGGCGGATCGTAGCCCAAGGTGAAAACCAAGCACCATGTAAGGGCTAGTGCCGCATACAAGCATTTCATGGAGTTATCCGCTCCCTCTTGGTTTGCTTCCAGGTCCCATCGGGTTGCTGAACTTCATAGATCGCATCCCACCCCGGAGCCTTGGGAGCCGCTGGTGTCACAGCGGGGGGAGAGACGGGCGCCGGAACCGACGGCGTTGCAGGCGGAGTTAAAGCCTTCAAGCCCAGCGCAGCCGCGCCGCCCCCCGCTAGCAGGACGGCGCCGAGGATCGCTCCCTTGAGCCAGCCGCCGCCCTGGTTGATGGTGGTGGGATTGCCGCTGCCCTGGATAGCACCGGGGTAGGGATAATCTTGCTGGGTCACGCCGAGTTTCTGCCTTTGCACTTCGCGGTTAATGCGGAGCTGTTCCGCGTGGTTGTGCGCAAAAATGTCCAGGAGCCAGCTTCGCGCGCGCGACATTGCCGTGAAGGGTGCCACGGGTTGCTCATCCTCGAAAGGATTGCGCCCGCGCGGCTTGCGCCGCCGCGAGCGCTGCCTTGACCGTCTCGTTCGCCGCCTGAGCCGTCGCCTGTGCATCCCGGAGCATTTGCTGCACCACCAGCCGCGCGGCCTCGGCGTCCGCGAAGATCGCCAAGGCCGCCGCGGTGTCGTCCGCCGCCAATGTCACCGGCTTGTCAACGGGATTATCCACGTCTGCCCCTCATCACGCGGGCTTGGGAGGAGTCGGCGGCACGCCACCGCCGGAGTAGGGCGTGCCCCAGGCGCTCTTCGATTGCATCACGTCTTCCTGGAAGAGCTGGTCGGCCAGGAAGCCGTTCATGAGCCGGGAATCGTTCTGAGCGGCGGCGACGATGATCATCGCGTGCTGCTCGGCGAACGTGCCGGCCATACCGACACCGCGGGCGCTGGCGGTGTCGAGCTGCGAAAGTACGGTTGCGTCAACAGGCATGGTCAGGGTCCTCTCGTGAAACTAGTTGCCACCGGCAGGCACCACTCGCACACGCGAGAGCGCTCCCGGTGAAAGATTGTTGATCGTTGCTTGCAAAGCCGCGTTCTGTGCTTCCAGCGCACTGACGCGCGCTGTCAAAGGCCCCAGGTCCGGCGACACGCCGTCCTTGCCATGCAAACCGGGAAGGCCGTCCTTCCCAGAGGGACCCGTGGCTCCAGGTTGTCCGTCCTTCCCGGGCTTCCCTGGATCTCCTGGTGCGCCCTTCGCTCCCGCGGGAATGGCTGCGATCCGGGCTATTAGCCGGGCTTCCATGGCGGCCAGTGCCGCGCCGTTATCGACAGGCGTGGCCGGCGGCAGCACGGGAGGCGTTGCGGGCGGTTCGATCACGGGCGGGTTCGCAGGCGGGGCCGGTACGATCGGCGCGGCCGGCGGGACTCCCTGGCCTGGCGGCCTGCGCCGGCGCAGGAAGGCGAAACAAGTCGGCGACAGCTTGCCAGCGTCAGCGCAGCGCGCGAGGAATGCCTGGACGCTCTCGACGGGTACGGCATGGGTGAAATAGGGAGGCGGCTGGTACCTGCCTTGGGGATCGTGGTCGGCATCCGATCCCCAGGTCACGCCGATCAGTTTCCCACGCCAGAAAATGCCCCCTCCCGAACAGCCGCCCACGCACGGTTTGCTGAAGGTGAGATCTCTCCCCTGTTTGCCCGTGAAGGTCGAGTATTGCCACCACAAAGGCCCCGCCCTCGGGAAACCGAGCTGCCAGACGCTCTCCCCGGCCGTCTCGGAAGAATCCGCGAGCGGAACGATGGAGACCAGTCGCGGCGCAGGGAAACTGACCAGGGCCAGATCACTATCCTTCGAGACGGTGATCACCGTACCCGCTGCTTTCGCCCCCGCGATCAGATAAACGGTCGCCGTCGCGGCGGAGCCCACCACGTGCTTGTTCGTGAGCGCGTAAGCGGTGCCGTTGTCCACGGCGATCACGGTCCCGGAGCCACAGTCAAACTGACCGTTGCCCACGGGACAGGCGAGCTTTACGCTGGCGGCCTGGTACAGGTTCGGCGGCTGGACGCTCTGCTGCCCCGGCGGCGCGGCGGGCTGTTGCGGCCGTTGCGGGTACTGCTGCGGCGGTTGACACGGCGGCTGGGACCCCAGCCCTGGCGACGTCGGCCATTGAGCGGGCGCGGGCGCGGGCGCCAGCAGCAGTAACACAGAGACGGTCAGGAAGATGCGCATCCGCATTTATCTTTCAGTTGGGCCGGGCGTCGTGGGGAGCGTGGCCAAGGCAGCCAGGTTCTTGGTGGCCAAGACAGCCAGGTTCTTGGCGGTGGTCCGGGCGGCGACGTAGTGCTTCACCATGCCCAGGAGCGCCAGGATCGCGGAGATGCCGACCGCGGCATTGGCCGCGGCCGTGCCCAGGTCGGCGCCGGCGCTGGCGGACAGCACGCCCAGGGTGACCAGCACGCTGAAGACCTTGCCGATCAGCACCACCCAGAATTCGGTGGTCTGCCAGCCGGGTTTGATGGTTCCGTTGAGGGTCATTGCTGCTGCTTCCTTTCGATGATGCTGTTGAGCCGCGCGACTTCCTCCTTGAGGGCGACGATTTCCGCCTCCAGCGCCGCGCGCTGACCATTGACCGCCACGTGCACCTTGCGCAGCCGGCCGGCGTTGCGGCGGCTGACGTGTACGTCCTCGCGCACCTTCAGCCACACGATCACGGCGCCGATCGCCGTGGTCAGGACCGTCACGGTCCCGGTGACCACGGCGACTACGACCGCGTCGGACATCAGGGACCGCCTTGGGCCGAGGCGACGTTGAGCAGTCCGCCGCCGAGGTAGTAGTTGTCGCCGCCGCTCAGGACGGCCCAGGCGGCGTAGTAGTGCACCGCCGGCGTCAGCCGCGCGGTCTGCGCCGCCGTGGGCTCGAAGCGCACCTCCTGGCTGCCGGTCGGCGTCGGCACGGTGCCGCTGCACAGGCGCATGCCGTCCACGCACAGGGTCACCGTCGCGCCAGTCAGGTCGATCCAGAAGTTGGCGCTGGCCGGCCGCAGCCGGATGGCGGCGCCGTCGGCGAACTTGCAGTCGGAGTTCTGGGCGATGGCAATGGTGCCGTTGAGGCCGACGCCGGCGACGATCGAGATCACGCTGCCATTGAGCTTGCCGAGCTGGGTCAGCCAGTAGGCGCCGATCGAGCCGGTCAGGGTGAAGTTGCTGCTGCTGGTCAGCTCCTGGAAGATGCCGGTCACGATCTGGGCCACGCTGGGCGCGCTGCCGCCCATGGCGTCGGTCTCGGCCTCGATCTCGGCGAGGTCCGCGGCAATGGAGGCGCCGGCCGGCGCGCCGAGTCTGGTGTAAATCGCTCCCGCTCCTGTGTTCACGTCGGTCAAGATCGTATCCGTCTCACTCTTGAGCGCCGCAATGTCCGCGCTTACCGATGCCCCGGCCGGGGCGCCGAGGCGAATAAAACTGTCACCCGTCTGCAGAGTGTTGCCGGTGTAGGTGGTGAGCGTGTTGCACAGGTTGACCGTGGTGCCGCTCAGGTTCACGGCGCTGCTGGGGTTGTTCACGTGCGCCCAATCCACGCCCACGTAACCCGGCGTCGAGAGCAAGCCGGTGCCCAGTGTGTAAGTGACGTTGCTGTCGCCCACGGCGCCGACCGAGCAGCGGGCGCGATCGTCGCTGAGGACCTGGTAGCCGCTGGTATTGTCGGGCACGAGCGACCAGGCCCGGTCCACCCAGCACACGTTGCCGCCCAGCACCGAGATGATCACGCGCGTCTGTCCCACGCCGGCGCCCTGATACAGGCGCACGAGCTGGCCGACCTCGACATTGGTCGTGCTGGCAAGCGTGATCGAAGGATGGGCGCCGTTGCTCCCTGCCGAAGCGCTGCCGGTCCCGACCACGCCGGCGGTCCAGAAGTTGCCCAGGCCGTCGTACCAGGCGCTCACGATGGGCCGGTTGTTGGCATCGACGCCAACAACCTGCGTCGCCCAGGTGTTGACGTTGGCGTAGGCGTTGCCGGCGCCATCGGTCTGGATCTGGTAGGTGCCCGTGCCCACCGTGGGCAGACAGCCGGCGCTGCCCTGCTGAATCTTGGGCAGCACGCCGTGCTCGGTCGTGATGAACGGCCCAAACAGGACGACACTGGCCGTGCTGCTGATGCCGCCGACGTCGATGGTGTCGCAAGTCATCTCCGTGAGGGTGAGCACGACGGTGTATTTGCCCTTGTCGTTGGTGCTATCCACCTCCGCCGGGGCATTGGTCGCGGTGGCCTCGACGCCGTCCTTGATCAGCTTGATGGTGTGATTGCCGGCATCCCCGGTCTGAGGCGCGTTGGTCGAGGTGTTCCAGGCCCAGTAAACCGCCGTGATGCTGACGCCGCGGATCGCCATTATGCTGCTCCCTGTCCTCTCGCCCAGCTCATAAACAGCGGCAAAGGCAGGCCTGTGGGCGTCGGTGCGTATCCCGGCGTCACCACCTTGGCGGGTGCGCCGGCCCCGGCGTCGCCGTTCTGGATGGCAAAATTGGCCGTGCTCGTGTTGGAGGCGATGTTCATGACGAAATCGACGTACAGCTTGTCTCCGGTGGCACAAGACACCGCCGGCATGGCGGTAGACGGGATTGTCATGGCCGCGGCGGCGGCAGTGTAGGCGTGGCTGCCCAAACTGATGTCGCTGCCGATCTGCGTGTAGCCCGTGCCGCTGTTCCATTTCCACATGCGCGCGTAAATAGTCGCGGTGCAGGTGCCGCTCGTGCAGCGGAAGGTCCAGGTCCCGGACCAGTTACCTGCCGGGATGGTTTGCTGCTCCAGCGTCGTGACGTTCCACAGAAAGCCGTCCCCGCTCGGCGTATGCTCGGAACCATTGTTGGGCCACGCCGAGGCATTGCCGCGTGACTGCAGCTCCCCCCAGTTCGCCGAGGTGCTGAGCAAGGCATTGTTCGCCGCCTGGCTGGAGTTGGGCGTCGCGGTCGCCAGGTTGGTGGCCGTGGTGTTCACGACCGTCTTGTTGGCGTATAGCGTCAGCGCCGTGTAGTGACACGGCACCGACAGAATGGCCGCAATGACCTCCTGGTCGGATACCTCGTCGCTGCGTAGCCGGGACAAGTCCACGTTCACTCCAGTGATCACTGAACGGTCAGGATGCCCATGTAGGGCAGGGGCGGCTGCAGCACGTACTGTTTGCTGCCCAGGCCCAGTACATGGGTGTGGTGAATGCCGCTGCGGGCCACGAGCGACAGCGGCTGGTCTCCGGAAGGCGCGGCCGCGGCCACGGGGAAGTCGACAAGCACCAGCTCGCCGCCGCTGGTGCCGTCCAGCTCGTTGCCGGGCGTGTTGCAACTGACGTTGATGAGCAGGAGGCCGTCCTGGGGGCAGTTCGCCGACAGGCTCCAGCCCGGCGGCAGCAAAGCTCCGGCGTGTACCAGGCTGCCGGCGTCGAGGTCGCCGATCGGGAAGTCAAACACGCCAGTCGGGAACGTAAGCACCAGCATGGCTCCGACCAGGCCGGTGTGCCCCTGGGCGTCGTCCAGCGGGCTTAGCGTGACCGGCACGCCGGCGATGGTGCCACCGGCCAGGCCACTGTAGCCCCCCTGCGGAAGTGTTAGAAGTTGTGTCACGTTGAGGTCCTTTCGGGTACTGATCACTGATCACTCACACTAAAGCCCCACCAGACCCAGCTCGGGGATGTGGTGGGCGTAAAAAGCTAGTTGATCCTTCACGAACAGTCGCCCGTCGCGGACCTGGTCGTCGGGGTGCCGGCCAAAGTGCTGGTGGGCGTGGATGGTCCGCGGCAGCTCGACCACCTTCAGCTCGAGCTGCTGGATGGCCATGCACAGGAGCAATTGACAGGCGCGCCAGTTGCCGAAGCACTCGCCGGCCCGGCCCAGCAGCTCCTCGTAGGTCCGGCGCAGCCGTCGCCACACCCAGGGCAGTGCGGCCACGAAGCCACAGTTATAGACCGGCACGTTTTGCAGCCGTGTCCCCAGCAGTCCCGCGACGTGCGGCAGCGGGTAACGTGCCTGGAGCAGCTCGAACTCCTCGGCGCCGGTCTCCGGCTCGAGCCGGTTGGGGCCCAGGGCGATCTCCCACTCGGTCAGGCCGGCCAGCAGCGTGCGCTCGGCCGGCAGCAAATCACGCTGCACCAGGGCATCGGCGTCCATCATCACCAGGACCTCGCCCTCGTCCACCGCGGGCAAGACGTCGAGGACCTGGCCCTGCTGATTGCACGGCTGCCCGGTCGCAGCCATGGACACCGCCTCATATTTGCCCTGGGCCGAGGGCATGCTGAAGCCCACGCTGACCACGTATTTGCGGTCCGCGCGCAGCCGCCGCAGCGAGACCAGGAAAGGTGCGGCCTTGGCAAGGTAATCGGCGGTGAGTGCGGAGCAAAAGATCACAGGTGATACCCCGGCAGCCGGTCACTGCTCTCGCGACTGAACTCAGGCCCCAGATCGACGCCGAAGTACCCTCCGAGCTGGCGGTAGTCGCGCTCGGACGTGTTGTCGTGCCACAGCACCCCCGCCACAGGCTGGGTGCGGTCCTGCCCGACCAGCGGCCAGCGCAGGCGGCGATCGCCGACGCGCTCGCGATAGAGCCGATCCAGGGCAACCTCCGCGCTCGCGTGAATCGGCCGGCCACGCAGTGCCTCGGGCATGCCGGCGCCCTGCCAGGCGGCGACGTCAAGCAGGCAGCACTCGCTGCGCAGCGGGAAACGATAGGGCCGGAGCTGCACCTCGCCGGCCAGCGTGCAACCCGCGTCGAGCAGCACCGCGGCGCCGTCGTTTAGCCAGCGTGGCACGGTGCAGATCCAGCGCTGCGACACCTTGGCCAGCACTTCCAGGCCCAGCTCCGCGGCCCACTCGATGCCCGCGGCAAACGCGGACAAGTCGCCGGCGACGTGGCCGAGTCGCTGCGGGTTGCTGCGGAAAAGCACGCCCAGACGCTCGCAGAGGACCGCCATGGCCTCCGAACGCCCCCCGGGGGAGCAATCGTCGCTGACCAGGATCGGCACGTTGCCGCAGGTGAAGCGGATGGCCCGGATCGCCAGCTCGATCAGCGGGGCGTGCCAGTACGCCCCGATCACGACGCCGCAGGCGGGATCGTCCGCGTGCCCCTGGCCGGCGCGGAGCGCGGACACATCGAGCAGGGGACCGGCGCGGTCTCGTATCTTGGAGGCTCGTGGCGGCCGGGTCATGCGGGCCAGGGCTCGCCGGCGGCGTTCGGCTTCGGGGTACAGCGCGATCATCGAGACACCGACCTATAGAGGGAGTTGCAACACCGACACATAGCCGCCGAGCAAGCGCACGCTGACGGTGCCAGCGATGCTGTAAGCCCGTGCGGTGAGCTGCACCTGGCTGCCCCCCAACGCGGGGATAAGCGCACTCACGCCCACCTCGAATGCGGCAGGAGACCCGGGCAATGCGCCGAGGCTGGCGATGTAGTACAGAAAGTCCTGCCAGCCAAAGGTCAGACCCGCGCCGTCCACGATCTCCAGCCGCAGGAGCGTGTCATCGGCGGGACTAAACGTGCCGGTGTCGATGGACACGCCTGCGGACACCGCTGTTATGGCGCCGGACACCAGGGACGTGACAGTGCCTATGGCCGTAGGAGTGGCGGACAGGCTAAACCCGCCGGTGATCGGCGTCAGGTCTGTCGCCGTTGCGGTTTGCCCCGCCTCGTCGCAAACGAAGGCGGAGCGGCCGTCGCCGGCGGCGGCATCCTGCCGGGCCAGGAAGGGAGAGCCATTATAGACGTCATCCTGCGCTGGACTGAACCCGTTCGGGAAGGACAGCCAGACCTGCGTCGTGCCGTCGAGGTCGGCGAACAACGTGCCGTCGAACCGGGTCAGAAGCAGCGCGGGATACCTTGGCCCGCCCAGGTCGGTGGTGGTTAGTGACGTGACCCGCAACCATTGCATGTTAGGCGAGCGCACCACCGACTGGCCGCCAGTCGCTCCGCGCCGGCTGGCGCCGCTGTTGCGGCGCGTGGCCTGGGCGTCCTTCAATCCGGAGCGGATTTGCTGGATAGCGCCGGTCGTCAGATTTGCCTGCCTGGCCATTACCGATTCTCACTCAGTGACACTTCTGACCCCTGACCCCTGGCCCCTCACGGTTACGGGTTCTCGCTCAGGGTCACCGTCACGGCCAGGCCCTGGGCCTGGGCGCCCGAGTTGCCGGAGACGGTGACCACGATCAGTAGGATGTCGCTGGCGATCAGGCTGCTGGTGTTGATCGTGGCTAGCACGGGCACGTACAGCGTGTTGCCGCTGTTGAGCGTCAGGGTCGAGCTCAGCACCGACGCGAACGCCCCGCCGCCGGTCGATTTTTTGAGATCGACGGTCACCGCGTAGTTGCCCGTCGCCAGCGCCTCGGTGATCGCCGCGGTCACTTCCAGGAGGGTGCCGCTGCTGTAGTTGATGCGGCCGGCCTTGCCGGCGACGACCGTGCCGGTCTGGGTGAGCTCGAAGGTGTAGCGGTGCACCGTCTTGGTGTCGCTGATCGGCGCGGCGCTGCTGATGCTGGCGTCGGTCAGCCCGAAGACGCTGACCGTGCCCTGGGCGATCAGCAACACGCCTACCACCAGCAGGAGGAGGAGCCAAAAGATCATAGCGCCAAACCTTTCTCATGTGGGCCGGGGGCCGATGCCCAGGTCGTCAAACTTTTTCGGGGGGTATACGTCGTAACCGAAGAAGACGGGCGCCTTACCCTTGGCCAGCATGATGCCGCTGCCGTCGAGCAGCACCGGCGAGGAAAACGGCATGCCCGTGGTCTTGTCGCGGGCGAGGAAGTACTGGCCCAGCACGTCGTCGTATTCGCGAAACCCCTGGTCCAGCAGCCACAGCGTCCAGGTCGCGAAGTTCACGAGGAACGTGAAGGTGAGCCGGTAGTAGTGCATGGGCACGTCCACGCCGTTCACGAACTGGGACCGCACGTTGACCAGCCGCACCGTGTCCTTGGGATAGTCCCACCATTCGCCATCGTTGACTGGCCCACCGGTTTGCTCGCCGAGGTTGCTATCGTCCTCCTCCGGGTTGGAGCCGGTCGTGCCCGTGGCCGTGGTCTGGCCCAGGAACTGCGCGAAGAAGATCGGATCGTAGGTCTCGAAGTTCTTCACCACGGTCAGCGTGTGAATGCTGCCGTCCACCTCGGGCGGGTTCTGGTAGGGATCGTCGGCGCTGTTGGTGATGGCCTGGCCTTCGAGGTCCGATTGCAGGCCGATCTTGATGCGCTCGCCGTCCCAGTTGACTTCCACCGGCCATTGCAGCGGGTTGCCGATCGCCCAGGTGCAGCGCACGTGGTGCACGTTGGGGTTGTTGCTGTCCGGCTGGACCACCTCGCGGCGGATCAGCTTGACGTCGCCCTGGTCGCCGAGCTGTTGGCTGAGCGCCTGCGCCTCGTTGGCGCCGACGTAGGGCGTCTCGTAGTTGGCCTCGGCCGGCGGGATCTGCAGGCCCGAGGTGGGATCGGTCGCGGTCAGCACCACGAAAGGGCCGTCCAAAGCATCGTCGGTCCGGACCTGGTAGGTGCAATTGATCGTCCCTTCGGTGATGTTGTTGATCGACGTACCGCGCTGGTCGGCGACGCGTTTTACCTCGAGGACCGCCATGCCTAGCTCCATGGCAAAAACATCTGCGGCAAAAAGATGATCTTTTTGCCGGAGAGTTTTTTGCCGTTCTCAGTCGGCCACGTCCCACTCGATGTCGTCAACGGCGGGCCCTGCGGCCTGGTTGCCGCCGCGCTGCTGCATAAGGCGCACCAGCTCCTCCTGGGCCCGTTGCTGGGCGCGGTTGACTTCCAGGAGGGCGATCTGGGCGCTGGCCATGCGCTCTTGCACCGAGCGCTCGCTGTGGTCCTGTTGCAGCCGCGCCGTGGTGACCGCCGCGATCGCGGCCGAACTGCCGTAGGAGACGGCGCCGGCCTGGCGCGTCGGCTGATTGAGGCCGAGCTGGGCCTCGGCGCGTTGCAGCTCCTCGTAGCCGGCGCGGGCGCGTGCCTGTGGCGTCGCCAGATGCCGGTTGCGTTCGGCGATGCGGCCTTCCAGGTCCAGGTTGGCGATGCGGTCCTGTTGCAGCTCGGTGGCGACCTGCTCCGCCTCGCTGTTTTCGCGCGTGGCCTTGAGCAGGTCGAGCTTGGCCTGCACGTGGGCGCGTTCCTCGGCGGTGGCCTGCTCCATGGCCTCCGACTCGAGCTGCTGCTGGGTGCGGATGATGTCCTGGGTGAGCTCGTAGCGCTGCAGCTCGAAGCGGTTCATGCCCAGCGTGGCGACGTTCCTGCCTTGCTGGGTATTGATCTTCTCCCACTTCTCGGCCGCCTTATCGAGGTCCGCCAGCATCTCGTTGAGCCGGCCACGCTGCTCGTGGTCGAAGGCCCCCCCGGCCGCCGGCGCGTGCAGCGCCTCGAGCTGCGCCGGGCGCAAGCTGGCCTGGTACTCCATCCGTTCCTGCGGCGACATGGTTGCCATCCGCGCCCGCAGCCCCTCGGGGCTGATCTGGGTCGTGCGCTCATGCACCCGCTGCTCGGCCAGGAAGTAGCGGCTCTGGTTGTTGCCGGCGGCCATCTCGGCAGCTTCCGCTCGGGCCCGCGCGCCATAGGCCTGCACGCTGAGCCAGGTCACCGCGGTGTTGTTGGCCATGACGCGATTGACTTCGGCAATACGTTCCGCGCTCTCACGCATTTCGTGGTTGAGTGCCCGCACTTGCTCGACCTGCTCGGCGGAGGCGATGGCGCCGCTTTCGAGACCCTGATCGCGGGTGCGGTCCAGTCCCTCAGCGCCGCCGCCGCGCACGGCGATACGCTGGAAGCCCTCGGCGCCGGCGCGGCCGAAGATCTGCTGGGCGGCGAGCTCACGCTGGGCGGCAGACATGTGTGCCAGGCGATCGATGACGACACGCAGTGCCTCACCCGGTCGCTCCAGGGCGCTGCCGGTTAGGCCCAGGGCGGCGAAGGCGGCACGCGCCTCGCCGGCGCCGCGCTGGGCCGCGCCGAGCTGGCGCTCGAAATGGGCCATGCCGGTGTTGAGGCTGTCCTGGGTGACCCCATAGCGCTCGGCCGCCAGTTGCAATGCGCCAACGTCGCCCGTGGCCATTTCGAAGCGTGCGGAGAACTTGCCTTGCTGGGTGATGGTCTCGGCGCCGGCCTCGCCCAGCCGTTTGAACTCCTGCACCAGCATGGTGATGCCGGTGGTGAGCGCGGCCACGGGCGTGATGCTCTCGCCGAGGTTACCGAGGTTGCCGAGCAAACCGAAGGCGCCGCCCAGGTTGCCGCCGGAGACCTTGCCGAGGGCGCTCTGGATGCTGCCGGCCCAGCTCTCCGCTTTCTTTTGGGCTTTGTCCAGGCCCGTAGTGAACGGCGTACTATCGAGGCTCAGTGTGGCCCCGATATTGCCGCCTTTGCCTTCTGCCATGTTCAGCGTGCTCCAAAGCCCGCGGCCAGCATGCGGATGGCCAGGGCCTGATCGTCGTGACTCTGCCGCTCCGGCCGGCGCTGGTCGCCGGCTTGCAGCCGCGGCTGCAGGTCCTCGGGAAGATACGGTGTCTCGGGCGGGCACGGCCCGGTGTTGTAAATCGCGCTGGCCAGGAGTCCCACCGCGGCATCGCCGCCGGCCGCGGCGTAGGGTTCGAGCCAGTACGCCTCTTCGAGCTCGCCTAGCCGGACGGCGTCGAGCTGGTCGCCGAGTCCCCAGTAGTGGGTGCCGTGGTGGGCGGCGACGCGGTGCCAGAAGAGTCGCCGGCTGCCGCCGGCGCGGAGTTTTTTACCAGCTCCTCGCGATCCATCTTGCGCAACGCGTTGATCCGCGCCGCCACCCGCGAGAAGCGATCCAGGAAGGGACCGGGCAGCCCCGCGACCACGGCCAGGTCCTCCAGCGTCCACAGCCGCGCGCCCGCGGCGTCGACCATGGCGAACACGCACAGCACCACGGCCTGTTGCCCGTCGTGCTCGGTGAAGGCCTGGTCACAGGCGAGGTAATCGGGGCCGGGCATGCGCTGGGCCCAGACCTCGGTGCACTCCGGCGCCAGCTCCGGCGCGGGCACGCGTTCGCGGAGCGGCGGCACCTGGGCTTTCTGTCGGAGAATGTCAGCTAGTGTCATGGCCAGTCCCATGGCAAAAAGATGTGCGGCAAAAAAATGATCTTTTTGCCGCAGATGTTTTTGCCGTTTACCCGTGCGTGACGCCGGTGTTCACGATCTTGATCTGAAGGTTGGTCGTGGTGGTGGCCTGGCCGATGATCGAGAGGTAATGCCCGCTCGTGGTGAAGTCCGTGATCGGGGCGAGGCCTCCGGGGTTGTTGGGGCTGGCGATGTAGTACAAGCCCTGCACCAGCGTGCCGCCCGGGTTGACGTTGCCGCTGATTTGCACGACCAGCGGCTGATTGGCGACGCCGGTGGAGGTCGCGACGCCCACCAGGGTCGCTTGCGCCGCGGTGCCGTTGGCTTTCGCGAGCTGCCACTTGCCGGTAGTGTCCAGGTAGACGAGCTGGCCCGCCGTCACGGCGGCGCCGGCGGGCGCGACCTGGTACTGCGCGGTGGTGGCGTCGGGCAGCAAGTTGGCCGCCGTGATCGATACGTCCGCGGCCCAGGCAGGTGCAAGCAGAAACAATCCCAGTGCCAGCGCCAGCACGGCGCCCAAACGTCTGTGCATCATCGAGGTCCCCTTTCGGTTGCGTCTTTGCGGCTTGGCGTCTTTGCGTGAGCTCACAGAATGTCGGCCAGGAAGGCGGCGTACAGCCCCTTGTACCTCGCGCGCAGGTCCTCGTCGATGATCTCGGTGGATCCGTCCGGCAGCAGGCGGCAGACGCCCTTGCGCCAGTGCGGATCGATGTGCGGCTTGCCCGCACCCGGCGCCGGGTCCCAGCGCACCCGGAACATGGGCCGACGCTCACGGCCGTCGTCGTGGGCGCCGACCGGCTCGTGGTAGAGCGTGGCCTTGTGCGCCTCGTGGACCGTCAGCAGCGGCTCGAGGATGCCGGCGGCGACCAGCTCGTCGGCGAAGCGGTGGAAGCGTGCCTGTTGTTCTTCGAAGGTCATTGCGTCGTGTCCTCGCAGAGTGATCAGTGATCAGTGATCAGTGATCAGTGTGCTAACTGCCGGAGGTCCAGACAGCGCCCTTGCTGCCCATGATGGTCAGGGTCACCGTGATCTTCTCCTCCTGGCCGACCGCGGCCTTGCCGATCTTCACGGTCTTGAGATAGCCCTGGAACTGGAGCGTGCTGGCGTTGGTCTCGGTGGAGAGCTTGGGCAGCGCGAAGAGCCAGTAGTAGACGGCGGCGATCGAGCTGAGCGCGTACAGCACCATCATGGCGGCGAGCTGAGCCCGGGTCAGATAAACGGTCACCGTGCAGGTGTCGGTCTTGCGCCAGCCCGGGGTGTGCTCCTCGGTCGCGTTGGCGGAATCGAGCGAGGTGTCGGGACTGTCGCCGCGGTCGAGTGCCGGCGGGTCGATCTCGCGCACGTCGGTCATCGTCGTGTAGGCCCCATTGGTCGTCGAGTAACCAAGGGAGGAGCCAGCAGAGTGCAGATGCTCGGTGTTCGCCACTTTCGTCTCCAGTCTGGCCTACGGCCCCGTGGGTTGCAGGTGTCGGCTGACCCCTGACCCCTCTCGTCACGGACTCACGTAGGCGATGTTCAGGGCCAGGTGGCTCAAGAACGTTCCCAGGTCGCCGGCGTGCGGGTTGGGCGTGAAGTCGTCAGGCCGGTCCTCGATCTCGATGTACTGGGTCCACAGGCTGACCCCGCCGCCGCCAAACTGCCCGGGCCCGAAGCCGTCGAGCTTGGGCGCGGTGGGCGTGCCGGCGATCGCTTCCACCAGCGTGTTCAGCGTCGCCTCGTCGGGCGCCTCCAGGTTCAGCTTCACCCGCGCGTTCTTGTCGCTGGTGACTCCGGACAGGCTGCGCTCGCGCGGCTCGCTGTCGATCGCGAAGGTCAGGATGCACAGGCCGGACGTCGCGATGCTGGGCGTCCCTTGCGGGATCGACTCTTTCCAGGCCTGGCCGACCCAGCCGCTCACCGGCCCGCTCGGGTTCTGCACCGCGCCCACCAGCGGGCCGATCGTCGCATCGGTCAGCAGCCAGGCCCGCAGGGCTTCCTCGATCACGGCCATGGTTAGCGCACCCTGACAACCTGCGTCCGCTGCGTCCCGGGCCGGTACACCATCAGCTTCAGGCCGCCGGCAAAGACCGGCGTGCGCGTCTGCCGGTGCAGGCAAATGGGCTGACGCAGGCGGTTATTGCTCGATGCCATGGGATCCGTCCTTGATACTGATCACCGATCACTGATCACTGATCACTCTCGCCTTTCAGCCCGCGATCGCGTTCCTGAGCACGGCCGCGGCGCGCTCCCGTGCTTGCGCCTGTCTCCGGGCCACGGCCCGGGCCAGCACGTGAAACGCACGCGCTCCCGGGTGCTGGCGCGTGCCCACCGGGTGCGCCCGTGTGCCCAGCTCGAGCAGGTGCAGGATCTTCTGCGGGTTGAACTTCGCCTTGCCGCCGGTCGCCTTGAGCGTCCTGGCGCTGATCCTAACCAGCCTGGTGCCGCGCTGGTTGAGCACATACACTTGCGATTTCGACCCGATCTTCACGCTCGCCTTGCCGCGCGTGCTCCTGGTCTTCACGACCGCGATGCTCTTGGCGGTCAGACCGGTGTGCTGCCAGCCGGCGTCGGGCGGCAGTTGCTTGAGCAGCGCCTGCACCTCTTCGATCACCGGCGGCGCCATGGCCTGGGCGGCGCTCTTGAGCACCTTGTCCACGCGCTGACCGGTCGCTCTAAGCGCCGCCGTGAACTGGCTCAGGTCGATCTTGCAGCTCACGCTTCCGGCCACGTTGATGGTCCTCATTGGCCTTGTCGAGCTGCTCGTGGAAGGCCCGCGCAAAGCTCTCCGCGTGCTTCCGCAGCACGATGGTGAGCTCGTGTGTCTTTTTGCCCCGGCCGCGTTTCCTCAGGATCATCCCTGCCCCCTTCCCTGGGCGCGGTAGCTACTTCGGTAACTACTTCGGTAACGTCGTCGCCGGGACGATGGCCGGCTTGCCGGCGCCGCGCTTGAGAATGATGGCCATGGCCGCGACCAGCAGCGTCATGCAGTAGTCCTTGTCGTCCAGCGGGCCCTGCACCTGCGGCACGCCGGCGGCGTTGACGCTGACGATCAGCGGCGGGTGCGTCGCGGCCGCGGCTTTGTCCTCGGCCGCCTGGATCACGTTGCCCATCTGTCTGTCCTCGTGGGGCCGTCGCAGTTGCCGCCGCAGCAGCTTCCGGAGCCGGCTCATCCGCTCACGCGCTCCTTGACCTTGAACCACAGCTTGCGTCGCCCGCCGGTCATGTCCCGCGGCGGCTCTTGCAGCTCGAAGGTCCGCGTCGTCGCCGGGGCGCCGCTGGTCGCGCCCGGCCAGCTCACCGTCATCTGCCAGCTCGGCTTCAAGCCCAGCGCCTTGAGCGACCAGCGGGTGCTGATCAGGTACACCGCGTGCGCCTGTTTCTGCTCGGCGACCAGCAGCTCCAGGCCTTCCTGGCCCTCGATCGAGACGTATGCCTGGAACTGCACCGCCGGCGGGTCCTGCGGCCGGCCCAGCGTGTTCTGATGCCCCTGCACCGCGTCGGGCGGTGCCAGGAAGGACGCCAGGTACCGAATCTTGCGCATGTCAATCGCGTCGGGGTCGGCGGCTGGCATCGCGTTCACCACAAAAAACCGCCGGCCGGTCTCTCAGGCACGCTGCCATAGCGCGCCCCGGCCGACGGCTGCTACACGTAGGTCTTGCTCTCGTGCGGCGCGATCACCCCCGCCAGCATCTCCTCGAGGTCCGCCAGCCGGGCGTTGCGGTTTTCGTCCATCACGCCCACGCACTGCATCAGGCAGCGGCGAATATCGGGCGGCACGTTGTTGATCGCCGCGCCGGCCTGGTGCGCCAGGGCGAACGTCGCGGTGAAGGTTGTCCCGGTCACCGCCGTGACCAGCACGCTCTCCTGCGCTACCGTGTCCGGGTCCACCACCAGCAGCATGCCCAGGGCGATCCCCGCCATGCTCGCCGGCGTCACGATCTGGCTGCCGGTGGCCACAGCCGCGGCCACGCTGGTCACCGGCCCGTAGCCGGCAGTGAACGTGATGGTCACGGCGTCGAGCTGGGCCCGCGTCGAGGGCCAGGTCTGCGCGTAAGCCGGTACGATGCGGGCAACCTCGCGGCTGCTGTCCACCTGGTAGCCGGAGCTGGCCAGGAGCTGGGTCGCGCCGCTTGTGTCCACGTAGTTGATCGCGCTGACCGCCTGCAGCGGGTTGCGCGGCGAGCGGATCATGCCCAGGCCATACAGTCCCCAGCCGCCCCGCTCCTGCCAGGAACGCCATTCCGTGTTGCTGACAAAGCCGGTCGCGAAGGGACCGCCGGGCACGAACGTCATGCCCAGGTCCCAGAACTGGTCGAGCACGAGCTGCCAGGTGCTGGTCACCAGGCAGCGGCAGGTCTGCGTCTCGAAGCGCTCGCGGGCCGCGTTGATGAGACCATAGAGGCGCTTGTCCTGGTCCGTGTCGGTGACCCGCAGGAACTCCTTGACGTCGGGCAGCGCCAGCGGCAATGCTGCCGGGGCGATGGTCTGCGTGAGGCCGTAGCGCACCGAGGCCTCCTAGCGCGCCGGCAGCAGCACCTCGTGCCAGCGGATGAAGAAGAACTGCTGGGCCGCCGCCGCGGCGCCCGCCTTGACTGCATTGACACTGAACATGCCCTGCGACTTCACGATCTTGCCGCCGCGGAGCTGAACCTCGTTGACCTTCCAGTTGGCGCCGGCAACGGCCGAGGCCAGCGGCGCGGTGGTGCCGTGGAAATCCCAGCCGTCGTTCACGACGGTGGCTCCGGACACGGTCCGCGCCTTGCCGCCGTAGGTCAGGCCCGACTGGCTGTGAATCGCCAGGGCGGCATTGACGGGGGCGGTAACGGGCGTGATATTCAGGCAGCTACAGATGGCGGTCTCGTCCGCCTGGGTGGCGTCGATCACTTCCTCGACCGAGCCAAAGCTGTCGATGACGTATTCGACGCCGGCCACGTCGCCGTTCCAGAGCGACAAGCCCGCGGTGGTCGTCGGCAGCGCCGTCGCCGCCGCCAGGCCGGTGGTCAAGGCCGTCCACCAGCTGTTGCCCTGGCGCACCAGCTCGGCCAGCTCGGGCAGTCCCTGGACCATGATGAACTCGCCGCGCGGGTTCATCGCTGGCACGTCTTCCGCGTTCTCGGTGAACGCGGAGACGTTGAGCACGCGGCAGCGGCCCTTGAGGGAATACAGGTCGATGGTGTTCGGCATCGCTACCTCTTGCGTTTGTGCACGGGTTCAGGGGCGGGGGCGACGGGCGGCTCCGTTGCCGCGACACGCAGCGGCTCTGGCTCCGGCTCGGGTTCGGAGATGGTGATCGCCTCGCCCTTGCCCTCGGCCTCGCCCTCGGCCGTCGCCGGCGGTGTGCCCTCGGCCGGCGCCTGCGGCAGCAGCTCCGCGTGGTGCGTCGCCACCAGCTCGCGGGCCATGGTCTCGGGGAAGTCGTGTACGCCCGGATGGAAGCAGCCGGCCGGACCGGCGATGAGGCTGAGCAGCTTGATCCGCACGGAGGCACCTCTTAGCCGTAATCGCCCGCGACGAGCTGCCGGCTGACCTGCACGTTGCCCGTGCCCGGGTTGATCACCGCGACGAAGAAGCCCGTCTTGGCGGTGTCGGTGATCGAGAGGATGTAGGTGCCGGTGTTGTCGGTCAAAATGTCCGTGGCCTTCTTGACCTGCTTCACGCTCAGATCGGTGCCGGCGGCTCCGGCGGCCACCGCTCCCGACGCGCTGGTGCCGGTGAGGCCGTTGGCCGTCGCGTCGTCGCTGAGATAGCACATCGCCTCGAAGGACCGGGTCAGATTGTTGCCAGCGCCGTCCTGGATGCGGAGGGTCACCAGGCAGACGTTGGCGCTGCCCGCCGCGATCGAGAAGGTGACCTTCTGCGCCAGCGCCAGCTCGGCGACGTCCCAGAGGTTGGCGCCGTTCATATGCGCGTCGCCGTCCTGGGAGACGTAAAAGCGATTCGGAAAGTAGCCGGCTTGCGCGGTCATGATCTCCAGGCTCCGCACTCACTACTAACCACTCACCAGCGCCACACCAGGACGACTAGGTGCCGGCCACGTCGGCCGACGCCAGCACGGTGGTTCCCTGCGTGACGGGCATGACCCGGCCGTTGTACTGGAAGGCGATGATGCAATTGATCACCGCGTTCTGCGTGATCCGCAGCAGGTCGGCGAAAATGTAGCGCTTCAGCGGCCGGTAGATGTTCAGGATCATCATCAGGTTCGAGCTGGTCGCCGCCGTGATCGCGCCGGTGGTCGCGCCGGGGACCGCAACAGGCGTCGGGCTCGAAGTGCTCGACGCGGTGTTGCCCTGCGCCGAGAACGTCAGCACGCAGTTATCGGTCACCGCGCCCAGGGACAGGACGAAGCACACCCCGTCGTAGTCCTGCATGTCCAGGACCGACGACTTCTGTTCCGACGTGCCCGCTACCACCGGGTTCAGCACCTGGGTGATCAGGGCGTCTTTCAGGAGGCTTTGCAGGATCATCGTTCGGCTCCCGGTGTCTCGGCTCTTTGGACGGGCTTGGCCACACGTTTACGCCAGCTTGCAGCGCACAAACGCCTCGGCCACCTGCGGCATGCCGTCCACCTTGCGCCGCGCGATGTAGCCGATCTGGTTGGTATTCGCGTACTTCTCCACCAGCACCAGCAGATCCATGTCCAAACTGTCGGCGATCCAGTAGTGCCGGAAGGCGCCCAGCAGGCCGACGTACAGGCCGGTCGTGAAGGTGTTGGGCGCGAACTCGCTCTCGGCCAGCGGGATCGACAGGATGCTGTCGGGGTCGCCGGCGGTGATGCCGTCCCGCCACAGGTAGCGCCCCTCGCCGTCCTTCAGGCGGCTGATCTGGTTGATGGTGTCGCGGTGGAACAGCCAGCGCAGCGACGGGTCGGCGCGGTACTGGTACTTGAGCTTGTATTTGACGGCGCGGAGGTTGTCGGCCCCGATCGCCGTGGTGGTGTTGCCCGTCGAGATGTCCTGCGCGGTGCCGATGCCGTCGTTGGTCGCGGTGAAGAGACCGAGGGGCTGCATGGCCCCGGAGCCGGTCAGGAAGGCGTTCTCCTCCAGCTCGCCGCTGTCGCGGCCAATCTCATAGCGGATGTATTCCTCGATCGGCAGGATGGCCGAGCGGAGGAGATCGCGCGAGGCTTGCAGCATGCCGGTCATGTAGTGCGGCGTCAGGCTGCGTTTGCCGTAGGCAAGGGCAGTGTCCTTGACGCTCTCGGCGTCGGTGAGCTCGCCGCCCCAGACGAAGCTTGCCATGCGCGTGGTACGCTTGACGGCGCCCAAAGTCTGTGCCGCGGTGGTGAAGGTGCGCGCGAGCTGGCGGATCCAGCGGATCGAGTCCACGTCCATGATGAGTTCTTTCACGAACTCTTCAGGAGCGACCATGTAGCCGCCACCAGTGGCCAGGTCGGTTTGCAGGCTGGCCACGGGCTCGGAATTGTAGTGCAGGATGTCGCTGGCGTGGCCGGTGTGCAGGTAGTTGGCAAAGGCCTTGCGGTAGTCGGGCTGGTGCCGCTGCCAGGGGCGCGAGCCGTGCGCCAGCGTGATCTTCTGCGGCGTGCGCTGCCAGTTGCGCTTGATCTCGAAACTGTAGGGCGTTGTCGCGCTGGCGCCATCGCCAGGCGTAGGGCCGCCGGGTCGGTCGGGGCGGATGTTGGTGTCGAGCGGCCGGGCCAGCTCGCCCAGGGCGGCGTTGACCTCACGGCGGCGGCGGTCGTCGCCTTCGACGGTGTCGATCTCGGCTTTGAGCGCGACGACCTCAGCCCAGGTCTTGTCGTAGAGCTCGCGGTCCTCGTTGGTCAGCGCGCGCTTCTCCGCTTCGGCCTTGTCCAGGACGGCGTGGCACTGGCCCACGAGGGTGGAGCGCTTCTGGCGGAGTTCGAGTGTCGTTGGCATCGACGGCCCCTGCTACGGTGCCAGGGGGCCGAGCGGAAATGCAAAAGGGCTTGGCCCACTGGCGAGTTCCCATCGGAAATCGCAAGTGCGTCAAGCCCGCTAAAGCGTGCTCTCGTGCACGTCACACGCGAAGGGCTGGTCAGCTACGGCTCCAAAGGCCCAGCGCGTGGGGTACTGAGTTGTGCGGTCAGCCCCAATCCTACGCGCGGCCTGGGGGAATGTCAAATCACTCCTCCAAGGCCAGGTCCAGCTTGCGGCGCAGGTCCTGCGCCGACGGCCCGCCGGCGGCCGGCGCCCCCAGGCTGGCAAGGACGGCGCGCAAGTCGGTGACCTGGTCAGCCAGGCCAGCCGACACCGCACGCCTGGCGGTCAGCACCCGCCCTTCCCCGTAACCGCTCCTTACCGCCGCCTCGGTCGCACCGCGGCCACGCGCGACGGCGGCAGTGAACAGCCCGTAATAGGCATCCACCCTCCGCTGCATCTCGGCCTGGGCCTCCGCGTCCAGCGGGGCATAGGGGTTGCCTTCCGCTTTGTACTTGCCGGCGGTTACCAGGGTCGTCTTGACGCCGGCCTGTTCGAGCAACCCCGACAGATCGTCATGCGCCGCCAGCACGCCGATTGAGCCCACCATGCCGCCGGGCGTGACGTGAACCGTATCGCATTGGCTCGCGAGCCAGTAAGCCGCCGAGGCACACATGCTGTCGGCGACGGCCACCAGCTTCTTCTGGCCGCGCGCTTTGTAGATCTTGGACGCCAGCTCGGGAATGCCGGCCACGCTGCCGCCGGGGGAGTCGAAGGCCAGCACCACGGCGTCGCACTGGCGGTCGGCCAGGCAATGATCCAGCGCGCTGGCCACCTGCTCGCAAGACACACCCCAGTAGTCGCTGTGCTGGCAAAGGACGCCGTCGATCCGGACGACCGACACGTGCGTACCACCTGCCGGCAGATCGGTAGGACGGTTCGGCCCCATGCGTGCCTTCAGGTCGGCGGCACTGAGCTTGCCGTCTGCCGCCAGGTGCAAGACGTGCCGAATCTCCGCCAGCTTGGCCGGCAGGATCGCCCAGGGCGAGGAGTAGAACGCCTGGAGGACGCGGCGGTACTTCAGCACCGGCGCGCCGCCCTGGGCCTGGGAGTAGTTTTCCCACGACGTCTGGCATTCACTGTCGCTGCCGCCCTCTTCCTGGCAACGCGTCATGAAATCGTCATAGTCTTCGCCGTCTTCGGGTTTACTCGGCATGGTCCAATTCCTCCCCCATCAGGGTATCGGCCAGGGCGTTGGCCCGGTCGCGCTCCCAGCCGGCGCACAGTGCGTCGGTCTCGGCGGCGAGCGTCGCGGCTGTGGCGTGGCCGCTCATGGCCAGCAACTCCGTCCGCGAGCGTAGCACGTGGGCCGCCGCACAGTCGCGCGATGCGGCGCTCTGCGTCGTCGTGCCGCACAGTGCGGCGTGGCTGGTCAGCGCCGGCAGCAGCGCACGCTCCAGGTCGCCGCTGTAGGTCGAATAAAAGGCATCGACCCAGGTCCCGAAGGTCGCGGGCGTCTTGGCTGCCCGGCGCGCTGCCGCGCACTCGCGCCGGACCATCCGGCCCAGCGCGTCCACCACCACCGCGCGCTGGGCGGTGATCAGCGTGCCACGCTTCGCCTGGGCCTCGCTTGGCGGCGCAGCGCCCTTGGCGGCATCAGGCGGCGTGGCCTCCTGCTCCACGGCAACCTCCAGGCTGGGCCCGACCGCGATCCCGTACTGGCGATAGGCCGCATCCTCCGGAGGCACTTCGCCGTCGCGATCGTACCACGCAGACAGAAAGTCGTCCTCACTCATGAGGTCCCGGCCCTTGTCGCGCTCTCTGCCTTCCACCCGGGCCGGATCGTGATAGATCACCTGGCCGACCGCCACGCTCAGCACCGTGACGTAGTGGTCGAGCCCGGGCCCGTACATCTCCACCGGGCAGATGATCACCCAGCCCTTCTTGCAAAACCCGCGCAGGTCCTCGATCTCCATGTGCCCCGCGGTGACCATCAGGCCCAGGCGCGTGCACAGGTCGATGATGGCCGGCGGCTGCGTGCCGTCGGCCGGCGTCGTGCCCAGTTGCTCGATGAACGTCTCCTCGGATACGTCCGCGTCCACCACCTCGAACAGCTCGCAGGTGCCGCGCGTGTTGGCCGCGCCGCAGTCGTAGTTGTGCGTCTGCCGCACATCCGGGAAGTCGGGCACATCGGGCATCAGCACCACGGTCACGCCGGCGGCCGAGGCAGCCATGGGCTTGTCTGCGGCCGGCTCGGGCGCCGGCGGCGTGCCCGCGACGTCGGCGCGGATCATGTTGCCGTTCACCAGGTAGTGCTGGCCGCTGCCGTCCTCGGTCGGATTCATGCCGATCTTCGAGCGCCATTCGTCGGCGCTGATCACCCCGTTTTGCCGCTGCAAGTTCAGCGCGGTGTTCAGGGCCACGCCGTCGCCGCGCAGCAAGGGCTCGGTGTCGAAGTCGACACAGTAGAGCAGCCGCTCCTCGGGCGTCAGCAGCTTCTTTTCCAGCTCCTGTTTCCACACCGTGATCCAGGGGCCCAGGCTGTAAATGATAAACTCCAGCGACTGCTGCACGATGTTGTTGTTGGTGCTCCGGGTCAGGTCCCGGATGAGGTGCGGCGGCACGTTGAACCAGCGTGCAATCTCCACCACCTGGAAGATGCGCGTCTGCATGAACTGCGCGTCGTCGGGAGAGAGCCCGAGCTGCTTGTAATCGAGGTCGCCCCACAGGACCGCCATGCGGCCGCGGTTGGTTGGGCCTTTGTGACTCTTTTCAAAGCTCTCGCGCAGCTCCTGCCGCGCTTTGTCCTTCAGCGCTGACTTCGAGATCAACAGGCCGGTCGGGGTCGAGTTATTGCCGTGGAAACTGGCGGCGCCACGCTCGGTGCCGGATAGCAGTCCTAAACTCTCGCGCGCGTACTGCACGACGCTGTAGCCGACGACACCATTGAAGCCGAGCCCGGGCACATGGATCATGTCCTCGCCGGGCACGATCTTCTCCCCACCCTCCAGGTCGCTCACGCGGTAGAACAGGCCGCGCTGATCGGTCTCGGGTTGCACCCGGTGCGGGCCCAGGGGCGTCAGGCCACCGGGGAGCGGCTGGCCGCGGCCGTTGCGCTGGATGTGCGCGTAGGCGTTGCCCCAGGTGCAGAGGTGTCCTTGCCGGCTCTGCGTCCAGGTGTAAGGGGTACAGTCCTTGTAGGGGTGGAACGCCAGCAGCTCGTAGACGGGGTGATCGACGGCGGGCGTCTTGATGTGTGGCCCGGTCTTCTTGGTGAGCGTGATCGCCGACATGCCAATGCAGCTCGCCAGCAGATTGACCGCCGCCCAGACAGCGGAAAGATTCAGCGCGCTCCATTCGGTCACGCTGACGCCGGCCGCGGTGTCGCCGCCGCCGCCGAGCATGCCGACCAGGGCCGGATCGCGGGGCGGAACCCCCTGGCTGACGTAGTATGCCGCCGGCGGCCGGCTGAAGAGGGTGCTCAGGAGTCCCATCGATGACCTCCGTCCTCCGGCGGCGCACGGCTGGCCGCCCACAATCCAAGCGCGAGCACTCCCCCACCGGCAATGAACAGACCCAGAGGCAGCCATACGAGCGTGCCGGCCCAGATGAGCAGGGCAAAGCCGGCCAGGGAGAGGAGATCCCAGACGAGGGTGCGCAAGACGATGATCCCCACGCGCGGGCGCCATCACGACGTCTGCGCATCACGAGGACAAGGGCAGTCAGATTCTACCATGCTCCGGCAAGCACTTACCAGAACTCAACGCCCACTCGGTCGTCCGAGGGCGCCAGCATCGCCCGCGCCAGGCCCATCACCGCGGCCTGGATACCGTCCACCTTCTTGGTGGGATCTTCGAGCCACTGGCCGTCGGCGCCCTTGCGCCCAGGCTTCAGCGGGCGCATGCGGCCGTAGCGATCGCGCAGCACCGCGGCATTGCCGGCCTGCCAGTCGAGCACGGCGTGCCCCGGATGGCGCAGGCGCCCGCAGCGCACGAGCGCCTCGAATTCCTTGGTGGGCTCGTTGTAGCTGGCCACGTTCTGGTTGAATTGCAGCATCGTCAGGCCCCAGCCGTTCAGGGTGGTGGCGAGCTGCGTTGCCTCGCGCGGATCGTAGGCGACCTCGACCAGGTCGAACTCCTCGGTCAGTTTCTGGCACTCCTGTTCGATGACGGCGTAATCAGTCACATTGCCGTCCGTGAAGGTGATCAGCCCCTGGCTTTCCCAGAGCCGATAGGCCACGCGGTCCTTTTGCTCGCGCTCGGCGACCGCTTCGCGCGGCATCCAGAAAAAGGGCAGCAGGGTATAGATCGCGCGGGTCACCGGCGCGCCCGCCGGCGGTCCGACCAGCTCGTCGGCCTGGTCGGGCAGCTCGTCCCGGAACACCAGCACCAGCGCATTGAGGTCGAACCGGTTCGCCAGGTCCAGGCCACCCCAGCAGCGCTGCCCCTTCAGAGCCGCGCGCGCCACCGGCCACTTGCACGCTACCCAGATCTCGGCCGGGATCCACACGGTCACGCGCTCGGTCCAGATACAGAAGTTCAGCCGCTTCACGATGCCCTCTTTCGACGGCATGCCTTTGGCCTCACGCACCTGCTCGCGGAGATAATCGATCGACAGAATCGAGCCGAGCCCTGGATTTGCCTTGGGCCAGACCCTCTCGTCGGTCCAGCTATCACAATCCGGGCAGGTGTCCTCGGGGAACTCACGACCGCCGGCGAGGTGCACAGCGCACGGGTCGAGGCCGCACACAAAGGCAAACCAGCCATCATCCTCGCGCTGCCCTTCCAGGATGCGCACGCTGTACTCGTGATGGTCCCAGCACACACTTTGCCGGTCGGCGCCGCTGTTCGTGATTTCAAAAATCAGCGCCGTCCGGTCGTTTTTGGTCCCTGCCCGCATCTTGTCCACGACCAGGCTGTTGGGGTGCTCGTGAATCTCGTCGAGGAGCGCCATGTGCGGCCGGGGGCCGGAGAGCTGCCGGTGCTCACTGCTGACCGGCCGCATAAACGAATCCGTGGGGACGTGCGCCAGGTTGTGCTGATCAATCTTGAGCCGCGCGCGCAACGCCGGCGAGGCCTCGGCCATGCGCCGCGCATCGCGGAAGAGGATCCCCGCCTGAAAGGACGTGGTCGCCGCCGAGTAAATCTCGCTGGCCATGCGACCGTCGGCCAAAAGCCCATATAGGCCAATGCCGGCGGCCATCGGCGTCTTGCCGTTGCCTTTGGCGATCTCGATGAACGCGGTGCGGAAGCGGCGCAGCCCCTCGGCGCCTTTCCACCCGAACAGGGACCCCACGATAAACTGCTCGAACGGTTGCAAGACGAAGGGCAGCCCATCCACTTCACCGTCCGCCGGCAGTCGAAGGTGACCGAAAAAGGTGAGGATGCGAAGGGCCGCATCCAGGTCCCAGCGCAGCCCGCGTGCCGGCCCCGTCTCCAGGTCGCGGAGATGCCGCTGGCAGGCCAGGCGCACCAGCCGGCCGGCGACGATCTCGCCGGCGACGACCACGCGTGCATAATCGGTAACGGGATCCGTACCTGTTGGCACAGGGGGTTTAGGCTTTTTTGCCAAGGAATTGCTCGAATTCATCCGCCGCGGCGCCCGGCCGTTGGACGTCGAACCGGGTGCGGGAAGCGGGCGTCAGTCCAAACTCAGCCAGGAATTGCTTCAGTCGGGTGAACGCATCGCGCTGGAGCTTCACCGCCGGATGCACCTTGGAAACCAGAATCCGCCCCTCCCTCCCAAGGATCTGCGTGGCCTCTTGGAGCTCCGCCCACGCAAGGCAATAAGCGCTGAGCCCAGCGCGGTCGAGACGGGTCACCAGGCCCACGGCACGCAGCTCGGGCACGATGCGCCGCCATTCTACTTTCGCGGCCGCCGGCAACCACGCCGGGCACATCGGGATCCCTGCCGCGGGCACCGGTTCGCCCTTTGTCTTCTTCCGTTTTCCCGGATTACCCCGCAAAATCTTGAGTTTTGTCGGGGTAGGTGGGGGCCCTGGCTTAGCCACGTGAAAATTCCTAACCTGCGGGCGCGCGCGATTGGCTGCGGTACGGTCTAGGGCGCGCGGCCGGTAAAAATCCGGCCCCCCCTGGGTGGCTATTAGAGATGGGCAATGGGTACATTAGGCCGGTCTCTAATCGGAATCAGGAAGAGGGTCGGCCGAAGCCGCCGTCGTGGGTCGCGGTCTTCTGGGAGTGGTGAGAGTGGCACTTCCCTTCGTGATTGGTCGCGTCCCAAAACCTGGGATCGTTGGGGCCGTCGATGGGGACGATGTGATCCACGTCGGTGGCCGGAACCATCCTGCCTTGCCGCTCACATTCTACGCACCAGGGATGCGCGGCAAGGAAAGTCAGGCGATAGCGCTGCCAGGCGGCGCCGTAACCGCGCTGGGCCGCGCTGCGGCGCTCGCGCGGGCGGGGCTCGCAGCGGCGGGGTTGGTGGATGGGGGGACGGTGGGGCACCAGCGGCCTCCGCGGTCACTCGCTGACCTTGCTTTCGAGGCGGCGGCCTTCGGAGCTGGGGGCGACGACGTAGAGCTGGCGGCCGACGCTGACGCTCAGGCCGAGGTAGTAGTCGCCGGCCATGCTGCCGGGGCGGTCGCTGATGTTGACGCCAGGGAACTTGGTCTCGAAGCTGCCGGCCAGGTAGAGCGGCCGCAGCGTCCAGCTCTGCATCGAGCCCCGGAACTCGACGGCGGTGACCACGTGGGGGCGGCCGGCCAGCGTGACAGGCCTGACGGCGACCGGGCCCGGGGTGGCCATGCCCAGGCGGGTGGCGACGTTGCCGGCTTCGAGCTGGCGCTCGCTGATGCCCAGGCCGGCCAGAGGCGCGGCGGGCAGGTCATTTTCCTCGTCAATGGCGTCGTAGAGCCGCGCCGGCTCGAAGGCGGAGGCCATCAGGCTTTCCCAGCTTGACGCTGAATTGCTTGCGGCACGCCTTGTCCTTGCACTGGAGCATCGCGCGAGTGACGATGTTGCCGATCTTGTCACCGCCGCATTGGGGACAGACGATCCGGCCGTCCGGCCATTTGAGAGAGACCATGTAGCGGAAGCAAACGCCAAGGTCGGCAAAATGACGGACGGCTTCAAGGAGTGTTTGCGGGCCTTGCTCGTTCATTTTCCACCATTTGCAAAATCAATGTTGTCAACGTGCACCAAAACGGCGCCGGTGGTCGTCTTTGAAAAGAAAAAGAACTTAATGTCTGCGCGGGAATCTGGTGTCACTCCTATGCTGCCGTCAAAAGGCAACACGCGAAACGTGACCGTTCCAAACCATTTGCCCCCAAGAACGCTAACGCGGGTCCCAATCGGCAGATTCTTTTCTAGTTCCGCGTCCACCCGAGCAAAAGCGGCAATCGCCTTATGCGTTGCCGCCCTGATCCTCATTATTTTGGCAGTCGCCATTGCTTTCTCCTTACGCAAGCCGGTAGGAGACGTGACCCCAAGTTGCGCGCCCGTGATGAATGCGCTTCCATCCGCAAGCAACTGCTGCCTGGTCAACCAATTCCCATCCATCCGACCAGAGCAACGTGAAGGGTTGACCGTTAGGGTTGTGGAACCGGAAGGTCTTTCCAGTTCCCCCATTTTGGCACGGAAGTTACGGGATGAGCCAAATGGATAGTTACCTTTCCAGCTCCTCGCGGTGCGCTTCGAGCGCTGCTTTCGCTTCGAGGCTCTCGGCGTGGACCTTTTGCCAGGCCTCCTTGCTGGCCCGGACCTGGCGCCATTTGGCCTCCAGGCGGGTGACCATCGACGGCGTGAATACCGGCGCCGGCGGACTGCCGTTGGTGCCGTTGGTGCCGTTGGTTTGGGCATTCGTTTGCTCAGTTTTGGCGTGCTGCATTTTCACGGGTATTGCTCCTTGGTTCAGGGGTCATCGGCGCCCGGGGGGCCTTACCCCCCGAGCCTCGTTTGGACCTGGAGTTTGCTAGGGTTGCTAGGACACTTAGTGTACGGCCGTCAATGGTTTTCTCATAAGTGTCCTAGCAACCCTAGCAAACTCCAGGTCCAAACGAGGCTCGGGGGGTAAGGCCCCGGGGCCGATAGGGTCCAAAAAACGGTCACAAACAGGCTCTCTGGCGGCGCTCATTTTGGGCACTGGGTTGCTCACTTTTTCACCTCAGGCAAATGCCGGTGTAGACCCACTCCCGGTCGCCCTCGGCTTGCGAGCGGCGGCGCGCCAGCTCGGGGTATTCGGCCCGTAAATTGCGCCCGAAGGTGGCGGCATTACCGGCGTGCTCGTCCTGTTCTTCGCACCATGACTTCCAGGCCTTGAAGAGCACGTCGCAACTGATCCAGCCGCCGTTCACCTGGCAGCGGTCGCGCACAAACGCGCCGACGGGGCTGAGCAGGTCGGCCAGCTCGTTGAGCAGGTCGCGGCCCGAGGGCGGCTGCTGGAAGCGGCGCCGGGCCCGCAGCCGCGCCCAGCCCTCGATCGCCCACAGCAGGATGCCGGGCAGCTCGGGCAGCAGCCGCTGCAGAAGCTCGGGGTCTTCCTTGTCCTTGAAGCTCTTGACCAGCGGCAGGAGGATCATGCGCCCCACCAGGGCGCCGCTGGCGTCGCGCAGCCGCGGCAGCTCGTTGCTGAAAATCATGAAGCGCACCGCCAGCTTGGTGGTGACCGCCGGCAGGTTCTTGCGGTTCACCGTTTGCGCATCCTCGCCGCTGATGGACAGCAGGCTCTCGGTGATGGTGGCCACGTCGCTGCGGCCGCTGATGCGGGCGTCCTGGATGGTGGCCAACGTTTTGCCCAGGAGCGGCGCCAGCCCGAAGTCCTTGGCCAGGCTGCCCAAGGTCGGCGCCACCACGTTGTCGTGGCCCAGCAGGGCGTGAATCACCCGCGAGATGGTGCCCTTGCCGCTGCGCTGCGGCCCGATCAGGAAGAGGATTTTTTGCTGCCGCGTGTCGGCGGTGAGCACGTAGCCGAACCACTCTTGCAGCGTGTCGATGCACGCCTGATCGTTGGGCCAGAGGTCCTCCAGGAAGTACAGCCAGTTGGTCGGCCGCGGGGCCTGGGGGGCGAAGTCATAATCCAGGCAGTTGACCGAGAAGAACGCCGGCGTGGCCGGCCAGAGGTACTGCGTCTGGCCGGCGTGGAAAGACGGGATGTGCAGCAAACCGTTCTGGCAGGCCAGCACCTCGCCGGCGGCGCAGGGGCCGGCGGCCTCGGCGCCGTCCTGGGGGCTGATCCAGGCCGGCGCGCGGACGCCGCCGGCGAGCACCGTCATGCTCTCGGCGGCACGCAGGGCGTCGCCGACCAGGTTGCCGGTCACCTTGCGGGCAAAGGGGACGGCCTTGTTCTTCTCGCGGGCCTCGGCCTGGTCGAGCACGTTGAGCTGGTTCATTTCCGCCTTGACGGCGCGGGTCAGCTCGGCCCGGAGCTCCTTGGCCGCCAGCGCCCGGTAGGCGCCGCGCGTCCAGCGCCACCACTCCTCGCGCCAGAAGCGCAGGGTCAGTCCCTGCTCGTGCGTGCAGCGGGCCTTGAGGTAGAGCGTGGCCAGGCGGTGCGGATCGTCGGGCGCCTCGAGCGGGCCGGCGCCCTCGCCCGCGCCCTCGTCCCCCCCGGCATGCGGCTCGGAGTGGGGCTTGCCGTTGCCGTTGCTGCTGCTCATCGCCTCCATGCCGCGCAGGTACTGCTTGATCGAGCGGTCGAAATCAGGCATATCGACTTTGCCGTTCCTCAGGACCTCGCGGCACAGGGCGTAATCGTCAGGGTTGACGCGGGCCAGCTCGGCGAGCTGCAGCATGAGCTGCGGGTAGCGGAAGATGGCCGCGGTCCCATGTTGAGACACGGCCACGGTGACCAGGTTCTCCAGGCTGCTGGGCGGCCGCGGCGATGGCAGCTCGGCAGCGGCCAGACTGAGAGGTTCAAGCTGCAGCCGCGGCACTTCCAGCGCGCGGGCCACGGCCACAGCGGCTTGCCAGCGTGTCTTGAAATTGGCCGCGTCCTGGCAGTGCAGCGCGCTCGGGTCCTTGACGCCGGCGATGGCCAGCTCGAACACCTGGCCGCCAAAGCCCAGCGCCCCCAACCGGGCGGCGATGTCCTTGACGAAGCGCGTCGCCGTCTCGTCCAGCTCGCGCCAGATATAGACCCGGTCGACGCCGGCCAGGAAGTCGGCCTGCAAGGTCTGGTGATTGCTGGCGCCGGGGATGCCCAGGCCGGGCAGGTTGTAGAGCCACAGCGTCCAGCAATCGCTTTCGCCCTCGACGATCGGCAGGTAGCCCAGCCGCGCCGCCTGGTGCAGGCGGTCCTGACCGTAGGCAAAGCTGCCTTTGCCCGGGCCCCAGAAGGTGGTGCCGTCCTTGATGGCCGCGGCGGTGCGGATGCGCGTGCGCAGCAGCTCGCCGGCCTGGTCGCGGTAGGGGATGGCGACGCCTTTGGGGCTGTCCTCGAGACCCAGCTCCCGCAGCCAGGCGGCGGGGAGCTGCTTGTGCCTGGCGAGTGCCTCGACGGTCAGCACGGCCGGACGTGCCGGGGCCTGGCTACCGTTGGTTTGATGGGCCATCCGTGCTATAATCCGGAGCGACTTTGGGGATGATGAAGCGGCCGGCCGGTGCACACCCGCGCCGGCTGCTTTGTTTCACGACGCCTCGTGCCAATCAGTGATCAGTGAGCAGTGATCAGTGAGCAGTGGCCGCGGCGATCTGCTCGGCGCTCGCGCCCATGGGGCCGACGCGGGTCATCTTCCTCAGCCACGCGTGGGCACGACTTCTAAGGCGCTCGAACTTCTGCCCCAGGTGACTGGCGCTACTATCCAGGCGTGGGTGACAAAGATCCCCGATCGTGGAAATGCGATTCGTTCGCAACCACTCCTGGAACCAGGGCGTTCGCGCCGGCCGGGCGACCGCGATACTGCGGGCCAGGAGCGCCAGGCAGGCGGAGCACAGCGTGCGCTGCTTATCGGCCCACGTACAGGGTTCGCCTGTCCGCTCGACGCAGCCAGTGCAGTCCATGTCGGTGCAGCCGCAGACCCAGCACTCACCGATCCGTTTCTTGCTCGTCATGCGTCCTCCTTGGTCAGAGCGATCCGCACCGCTTCGTCGTGGCCGGCCACGGCCTCGACCAGGCTGCTGTAGCGCTGGCACCAGCCGTCGCGAGGCCCGTTGAAAATCATCGTTTCCCACAAGAGCGGCGGCCCGTTGCCAAACTGGTGGTCCAGACCGAGAAAAACGGTCGAGACCGTGATATCGTCAGGGACCGTGATATAGCCAGGCAAGACCGTTTTGGCGACGAAGACCGTTTTGGCGACGGCACGCTCCGCGCTCTCGTACCACCGGGCCCAGCGCAAGAGGTCAGGTTCGAGCACCGGCTTGCCATCCACCAGGATGTAGTTACCTCTTCTCATACCGCTCCCTCGCCATGGTGGCGGTCGCTGGCCGGGTGGCGGCAACCGTTCTTGCCGGCCCCGGCGTTTTGCGGGCAGTCGCGGGCGTAGTGCTCGATCTGCTCGAGTAGCTGTCGAACGATGTCCCGGTTGATCGGCAGGCCCACGGCGTGGGCCACGAAGGCGACGATGCCGATGCGCTCGAGGAGGCAGGGCAGGCCGGCGTGGGCCGCCGCTTCGTGCTCGTCGAGCACGGCGACGATCTGGTCGCGGGCAGCGCCCATGGCGACCGCGAGCTGTTCAGGCGTGCGGCTCATCCTCGTCCTCCGTGTAGGGTACTCTGCGTTCACGTCAGGATCCTCCGCAGCCCGACCAGCTCGGCCGGCGGCAGTTGCTCGGATCACAAGAGCGAGATTGATAAGGTCGCCGTAGAGATCCGAAACCGTTTCCTGGGAGCATGGAGGTTTCGCCAGCAGCACGGCCATCGCTCCACAGAAGACCTCCCAGTACGAGCGGTGGTCTCCCAGTTCGATGACGATGCGGTCCGCCATCGAGCGCTTGCCGCCGAAGTAGGGTAGAAGCGCGGTGATGGTCGGGGTCAGAAACTCGGCTGGTTCGGAGCGCATGGCGGCTCTTCCTCCTCGATCACGGTCACCTGGATACGCACCCGTCGCCCGGAAAGGAGCCGGGCCTCGAAGCTGTCGAACGCGGGCTCGCTGGGCAAGCCCAGAGACGCGATTTTCACGAGGCGGTCGCTGGCCGGGTGGCGGCAACCGTTCTTGCCGGCCCCGGCGTTTTGCGGGCAGTCGCGGGCGTAGTGCTCGATCTGCTCGAGTAGCTGTCGAACGATGTCCCGGTTGATCGGCAGGCCCAC